CTGTGTCGGGTCGTGCGTGCCAGTGGCTGCGGGGACCGTGGGCAGCCAGGATGACTTCATGGTCGGCTGCGCCAGCGTCAAGGGATGTGCCGCACAGCGGGTCGATTCGTTTTGCTCCCCGTGTGGCTCTAGTCACTCCACGGGAGAAGAGAGGGGCGGATCTGGAAGTACGCTTTGCCTTCTCGGAAGTGGCCGACGGGGACTTGTTCCCGTTCGATCAGGCGTTGCAGTTGCGACAGGTGCAGGGCCACGCAGTCTTGACGCGGCGTTGACCAGATCCAGATGACAACGGGGAGTGTCTGGTCCCACCATGACAGGGCGATCAGTTTCTCTAGTTTGAACTTGAGGCCGTTTTTGCCCATGCCGACTGTTTCAACGAACTGTTGTGGCGATGCCTGGATGAAGTCGGGGGTGTAACGGATGTGGAGCGGCAGGTTTTGGATGCTGAACGGGGGCCGGTTGAATCCGAAACGGGCCACGTTGTCGTGGCGGGATTCAAACTCGCCTTCGGCTTCGTCGCCCATCGACGCCATGCGTTCTTCAAACGATTTCTCATGGAACGGGCCGCTCATTTCTTGGATCCTCTGATGCGGAGGATTTGTTTGTCGTCGTTGTAGGCGACGCCGTTCAGAGCATCCTCTACCGTTTTGAGATAGTTGGTGGTGTCGCCCTGCAGGGGCGACTTGTCGTCGTCGTTCAGGCTGTTGATTGTGATGACGGTGCGGTCAAGGTGAAACACGCATGACATCGATACGGGGCCGTCGAAGTAGGGGCCGTTGTAGGCGGCAGCGATGACGGCCTCGGCGTCGACTGTGCGTTTCGGTGTGTAAACCCGTTTCGCTCCGAAACGGGGTCGCCCTTTCGCTATGGGGCGTCCGCGGACAGTGAACCTGTGTCGCATAGAGGGGTCCGATCAGGTAGAGGCACCGTCAAGGTGCAGTTTCTCCCGTTTCGCTCCCTCAAGGATGCCGCGGATCCGTACCTGCCGGTCGGATCGGCCAACATACTTGCACATCTTGTTGTCAAGTTCGTAAAGCAATGCGATGATGGCATCGTCGGAAAAGTCCTGTCCCAGCAGCGAGCAGGCGAACGTGCAGAGGTCGTTGCTTCGATCATTCCAGGTGTCTGCTTCCCATATGTCGGCTGCAAGACCACCGAAGTTGTCTCCTGAGCGGGTGCGTTCCAACGGGTCGTCTACGGGTTCGGGGTCGACGTAGAGGGGAAGCAGTTGGCGTATCGATGCCGGCGATGCCAGCCTCGTCCATGCATGGTCGACGTAGGTGTTGAGTTCCATCGGGGTGTCATCATCATCGATGCCGCATGTGCGTCCTGTTGCTGCACCGTATGGGTACGGCAACCTGAGGCAGTTGCCGATCTGTCCTGAACGCAGATCGGTTTGTTTCGGGTACACCTCCTGGGTGGGGGCGTCAACGATGCGGCATGCGCCCGTCATGGCGCGTCGTGCCAGCAGCGCCGACACTGGGTTCTGCAGGTACACCCAAACGTGGTAGCCTTTCGACTGGGATGTTTCGACAATGCCGAAGATCCCGAACTTGGATAGGAGCGCCTGCACGTTGCGTGCATGTATCAGGCTGGCGTCTCCGTCGTCCAGATCGACTGCCATCCAATGCACCTGCCACATATTCTGGTGCTTGAACAACGGGTACACACCCAGGGTGTCGCCAGAGCCACCTAAATGGCCCTGTACGGCGTCGACATAGTCTCCGCCGTTCGCAGGCCGTGCAACACCCGTGCTGTCCGTCAGCGGCTTCACAGCGCCCCCTACGGGGCACTGAGCCAACGCGCCCCCACGGTGCAGGAGCGCAAACTTTTCGATCAGAGTCAAACTATCCATCGGTCATCACGGGGAATGTCGGCATCAAGGTACTCGCGTACCAGACCACACAACGGGTCGATAAAGTAATCGATCGGAGGATCCGTGATCTGACATGGCGGACGCTTGTTCTTACACAGATCCAACGAAATGGAAACAGAGTGGACACGCCGTTCCTCAACCGTCAACTTCGGAAGTTCCCGCTTGCGAAACACATTCAACTGCAGTATAGCATACTCGTCGGCATTGAACTTGCCGTCGTCCATACCCCGCGAAGCACCACGCGAACTACCCTTACCAGACTGATGCACCAACCCGACCGGCATGTTCTCCGACTCAGCCCACTCCTTGATGCCCTTCAACACCGTCGACACCCCGTCGTAACCAACAGCACGCGGCATCTGCTCCAAGAAATCGATCATCGTGAACAACGGACGAGCCTGCCAGTAGTCCTCACACTCAGCGAGAGCAACCGACATCTCAGCGAACGGCAACGCATACGGAAATATCTTCACCCTGTCCAGCCAAGCCCGTTTGGCCTCCTCAATCTCGGCACGATACGCACTGTCGCCCGACTTCAACGCTTCCTCCACTGCCGACAGGTCACGGTGATACAACAACGCATACAGTTTTGACACGACAAGAATCTCGGGCTCATCGGGTGTGAAGATGACAGCATGGAAGTTCGGATCGTTTTTCAGATTGGTGGCTATCGACGACAACAACACTGCCGACTTGCCTGTATGGGCACGACCCGTAACTACCAGAACATCGGACGGCCACACGCCACGCATCTTGTCGTCGATAGCGGACAAACCCAGGTAGTAGCGGTCTTCGCTGCCGGCGGCATAGTCAACCCATCGGTCAACAGCGTCGCCTGTGGGACGGAAGAAACGGTACTCGGTCGGAGTACCGACATCGACCCCGCCGAGGCGGGCGTCGATGTCGGCATCCGTGAAGGTGTGCGGGAGTTCCCCGTCATTATGGACGTTGTGGGATTCACCCACGCAGAGCCTCAAAGGTGAAAGCCTGCAACTCGGTGCGCCGCGCCTCCCACTGGAAGTCCACAGCGTCCGACTTGGCCTGACCACCAGCCTGATCCCACACCTTCATCGGAACATTGGAATCACCCTCGTTGACCCACAAGCCCACGTTGCGAGCAACCCCGACACCAATACGGTTCAGCGCCTCGGCAGTGACAGAGAAGTTCGGAAAGTTCTTCCCATTCGCATTCCTGTCAGTCGACCCGTCCGCATGCTCCTTGACGTCATACACCTTGATGACACCACCGCCGTCGTCAGCCCACTCATGCGGCTGGAACGCCAACAGGTTCCACGCAGCCTGCTTCGTGTCAGACTCCTTACCGACACAGAAGTCGACCCGTGGGTACACCTTGGCACCCCCCATCGGAGCAGCAGCCATCGACTGCGCCGTCGGCCCTACAGGCGCCGGCGGCGGTGCCGCCGTAGCATGACCCTGGGTGGGCGCCGCGGCAACGCTAGGCGGATCACGATCAGGTCGGGCCACGCCGCTTTTGAGCGTCCGCATGACCACCCCCGACTCCGACAGATCAACCTCCTGACCGGCCTGCTTCAACACCTCCGTCTTGATGTCGTTGAACAACCCCTCCGCTTCGATGAGGATCGACTCATCGTCAAACGAATCAGGGTAGGTGCGAGTGATGCTGAGTGTGTAGTCAGCCGTCTCGTATGGAGCCTCCGACACCTTCTGCGAGAAGGTAACGGAAACCACCGTGGATGAATCTGTCATGTTATCTATCTCCCTGTGTTACCACGGGTCAGAGCCAAGGTGTTTCCCTCGGCATTCACCAGCCTGCCACACGGGGCACCACTTCGGTGAGCAACCCCACCAGCCCCAACGCTTCGGCCAGACCTCCAGGTCAGACTGCAGCAACTCCGCAGCCGACCAGCACAAATCCTTCAACGCTTCAGTGTGCGCCTCAGTTCGTTCGATCTCTATCCGCTGAACCACCCCGTCGACCAAAGCAACAAGGTTGAACGCCGTAGACCCGAACGCCGCACAATACACATGCGACTGCAAATCCCACCGCTTCTTCTCCCACGGCTCATACTTGCGACTCGGGTTCTTCCAATCCCATATCGACCTGTCCTCGTTGATCCAATCAGCAGTACCAGTCACCACCAAACGAACCCCATCCCGCTCATCCAACGTAAACCGAAACTCCTCCTCCACCCCGACAGGATGCAGCAACGGAAGAACTTCGTCATACCACACCCGAGCATTCCTACGAGCCACATCTATGACACGAACATGATCATCACGCCACACATCGACATCATCAACGCTGTTATGAAACAGATCGTCAATGACATCCTCCATCACCTCAAACGCAGGATCATCACCACGCATCATCGCACGCCCCACATACTCAATGGCGCCATGCACCAGATTGCCACGCAGCATGTCGGAACTCTCCTTCTGCGTAACCAACCCCAGGCGATCCTGCCGCGCCCACTCAGGGCAATTTGACAATGTGTTCAGCCAACTCTGGCGGATCGGGATCTCTATCATGTAGGCAGTGTACCTTTCGGGTGTGACACTGGGTCGGGGCCGGCACCTCGGGAGCGTGAGATGCCGGCCCCTATACGTTCCGTTGGGGGGCACCCCCCTGAAGGGGTGCCCCCACGTTACCGTCCCTACTTCACCCTTGTCAAGCACCCTCAGGATACAGGGCCAGGAGCCGACGCAACGTCACCCCGTGAACCCGCTCATGCGTCGCACGATTCATCATCGTGTGCGCCCTACCCCGCTGCACCCCCGCTCTTCTAGCCACCTCAGCGCCGTTACCCAACAGCAGGTTCTCCTCCAACATGGCGTGCCGCCTAACCCACCCCACCGCCAGCAACACAGCCTCCGTGTTGCGACTCACCTGCGTCGCATACCCCAGGTCGAACGCGCCTCCACCCTCGGCCTTTACCCTTTCTTCCAAAGCGGAAGCAAAGGTTTCAGGATCAATAAGCAACGCCAAACGCAACGCATTCGCATCAATAAACACAGGGTCAACCATAAGAATCTCTCTTTCTAATCGTCCAAAGACCGCGACAACTCAATGATATGTGCTGTCAATTCCTGAATCTTTACCTCTAAGTCCAACAAAGTGTCCGTGTCGAACTTCCGAGAGTTCGACACGATGTGATTGAACGGCGCATACAAAGAAAGCATGCTTCTCTGCGCTGCCATCAGCGAGGCTTCCAGGTGGTTGCCCAGCACGTTTATCAGTAACTCGCCTTCGGGTTCATTCGGTGTAGCCATCATTCATAGCCTCCTTCACTGTTGCGATCGTACCCAACGCATCGAAACGGATGCGCCACAACTCATCCGCATAGCGGACCTCGCCGGCACGATCTGCTTCCAACAACTCGTCGTACAAGTCGTCGACCAGTTCCTGCAACCTGTCGATCGCAGCCTGCGTCGACGCACGCTTCTCAGGTGTCATCTTCATCGTCGTCACCCCCCAACACCTCGTCCCAGCACCCGAAGTCACACAGGTACCACCCCTTGCGCTTCCCTATCAGAACCTCCCGCTCGGCGGCAGTCAACCTCGGGAAGACGTCCTGCACATTCACGCCTCCACCCAACCACCGATCGTAAGGCTCGGCCTGAACAATCGTCCCGACCGTTCGGTCGCAATTGTTGCACCTGGCCGACACGAACACTACTTCCTTCGCCATGTCACCACGCCCCTGAACTCCTCAGCCAGCACCCTCAGGCTCTGCTCTATCTGACGCAACACCTCCATCAACTCACGGTGGTCCCTACCCCCCGTGTGCCGATGCTGCCACTCGCTTTCGCGATACCGCTTCTGTCTCTCGTTGAACTCACGGGCTTCCTCGCTCAAACTCATACCTCCACCTCCGAGAAGTCGTCACCACGCACCTCGGCCTCGTAGTGGAACATCGCCATGCGGATCAGCGTCGGCCAGTCCATCTCCCACAGGTCAGCCAGATGACGCAGGTCGCACAGCAGGTCGTAGATCGACTCAGCCTCATGGTAGGGAATGCTGCCCCCTTGATGCGCCGATACCGCATCCTCCGCACGGACAACACGACGCTCGGCGGCACTCACGCCTCCACCCCCCTGTCGACCAGCCCTATGAAGTAGTCCTCCACCTCGGCCTGCACCGCATCGGTGAACCAGTCCGAGTCGGTGATCACGTTCACACGATGCGTGACCAGTTGATCAACCAACTCCAGCAGCGCATCGGCCACGACCTGGGCTTCGTTCGTGATCGTCACGACGCCACCCACTCACGCAACGCCGACACGATATGACGAGCCTCGGTGCCACGACCGAACGCTGGCATCCACTCCACACCAGCCCGCCTCGCCACCCAGCAGAGGAACGACAGATTGTTGACGCCATCGACCGACTCCAGCAACTTACCCTCGGGTGAAAAGATGCTGCCCTTGAAACTGCCATCGGAGTAGTGCGTATGCACCAACGTCGCCTCGTCCAGCACCTCCCTCGGGAAGTGCGGCTCGTAATGCTTCGGGTCGATGATTGCGTGACCATCGCCTTCGATGGTGTCGTCGGCCAACGCCGCCTCCACCAACTGCTTCGTGATCTCCATGACTGTCTCCCTTGTGTTGTGGTTCCTGACGCCGTCACCCTACCACCCCTCAACCCCCCGTCGTGTCACCTCCCACCGCACACGAAACGGCGCCGGCATCAGCGACGCCACGCGGCTGGTCGACGCAGGCCAGGAACCGTCGACAACAACCCAGCCGACCATGCACGCAACAACCCAGCCGTGCTGGTATCCTCGGCTCCGAGGTTCCCCGCAGGGGAACCCAGAGCAAGGGAGTACCCATCCATGCATGAGATAAACACCGAGATCGACCGCGTGTTGATCACAACCAACAGCCCGCTGTCGGGCATCGGCAACTGGCATCGCCTTGGCGAGGAATACGCCGACTGCCTGCCACGCA